AAGACCACTGTAACAGCTAAGACTCGTGCTCTGAAAGCAGAATAAACGATTGAATTGGCACAAGACTTGAAAGCAGTTCATGGTCTTGACGCTGAGTCCGAGTTGTCGAACATTCTTTCGCAAGAAATTATGTTTGAAATTAACCGTGAAGTTATTCGTACAATTTATCAAGTAGCTAAAGCTGGTTCGCCTGCAACTGCTACTGCTGGTACGTTTAACCTTGACGTTGACTCGAACGGTCGTTGGTCTGTTGAGCGTTTCAAAGGTCTATTGTTCAACATGGAACGTGATGCTAACCACATTGGTCAAGACACACGTCGCGGTAAGGGTAACTTCATCGTTGCTTCAGCTGACGTTGCTTCGGCTTTGGCGATGGCTGGTGTTCTCGACTACGCTCCTGCTTTGTCGACAAACCTGAACGTTGATGACACTGGCAATACTTTTGCTGGTATTCTGAATGGTCGTTTCAAAGTGTACATCGATCCATATTCGAATAACCTCGGTGCTGCTAACCAGTTCTACATGGTTGGTTACAAAGGTACTTCGCCTTACGATGCTGGCTTGTTCTACTGCCCATACGTTCCTCTGCAAATGGTTCGTGCTGTTGATCCTAACAGCTTCCAACCAAAGATCGGCTTCAAGACTCGTTACGGTATGATTGCTAACCCATTCGTTCAGCAGTCTAACGGTACTCCTGATGCAGATACATTTACAGCACGTCGTAATATGTACTACAGACTTTCTAAGGTCACAAACCTTATGTAAGAAACCGACGCAAGATCGGTACTTGATAGGGAAACCCATAGGGAAACTCTTTCGAGACTTGCAAGAGGAGGCTTCGGCCTCCTCTTTTTTTATGCATAAATATTAGATAATAACTAGTTGACCTTTCCAATGTATACATCTAATGTCTCAGTAATAACCGATAGTATATCAAGTACTCCTGCAGTATATAACTATCTACGTCCTAATGGCTTTAGGTTTGTAATTAAAGACTTACCTAATGTGGCTTATACGTGTCAGTCTGCTAACTTACCTGCTATACAGTTAGGATTTGCAGTACAGCCAACTCCCTTTGTGGATGTGCCTGTTATTGGAGATAAGTTAAATTACTCTGAATTCAGTATTAGATTTCTTATTGCAGAGGATATGTCTAACTACATTGAATTATATGAATGGCTTGTTGCCTTAGGCTTTCCAAACAACTATAATCAGTATCCGTCATTTGTTGGAAGTAGGTTAGATAGATTCCCGTTTTTTAAAACTGGACATAATAATGCAACACAAGCTATTGCTTACTCAGATGCAACATTAACTATTTTAAATTCTAGTAATATTCCCAAAACCAACATACTATTTAAAAGTATCTTCCCAGTATCACTTGAGGCATTAGATTTTGATATTACAAGTTCAGAAGTACCGTTTTTTGTAGGAGTAGCTTCGTTCAAATATACTACATTTGAAGTAGAAGTTTTATAATTAAATTTTGGAGTCGTCATGGCAAATCAAAAACAGATTCAAATCAGTATTGACAAACTGCGTGAAAATAAATTCTTTATTGCTACACCGTGCTATGGTGGTGCTTTAACAGAGCCATATTTCCGTTCAACAATTAAGCTCCTTACCTTCTTCAATAGTCACAAGATTCCTTTAGCATTTGGTACTATTGCAAACGAGTCGTTGGTTACAAGAGCACGTAATGTTCTTCTTGCGTACTTCTTAAATTCAGACTACACACACTTGTTGTTCATTGATGCTGATATTGAATTTCAAGTAGATGATGTTATTAAATTATATGCACACGATAAAGATGTTGCAGTTGGTGCATATCCTAAGAAGGGTGTCAATTGGAATAATATTAAAGAAGGAATGAAGCTAAAAGAGAGTGAAGGCAAAACAGTTGAAGGGGGACAGATTGGTGCTTTGGGTTCAGACTACGCTATTAATTTTAAATTCAATGATGCCGAAAGAAAGCAAGTAAGTGTTCACAATGGATTGATTCCATTGCACGATGCTGGTACTGGCTTTATGATGATTAAGCGTGAAGCAATTTTGAAGTTGATCGAAGCATATCCAGAAATCAAGTACAACAACGATGTACAAATGAATGGTGTTGATCTTAAAGACAACTTCTTTGCTTTGTTTGATACAATGATTGATCCAGTAGATAAACGGTATCTGTCTGAAGATTATACCTTCTGTCGTCGTTGGCAAGCCATTGGCGGGGACATCTGGCTTGATCCAAGTATCTCCTTGAATCACTATGGATCGTTCTGCTTCCAAGGTAATCCAGAAATGATTATCCAATTTGATCAACCACAGCAATCAGAACTAATTCAACAAGAAGAAAAAATTACAGACGTTGAAATAGAAGACCTATAATATGAAGTTAAGTGAGATTCAACAAGATTGGTCTGTTGATTCCAAGATAAATGAGTTTGAACTTGGACGTGAGGCAATTAAAGTGCCAATGCTTCACTCCAAGTATTTAACCATTCTTTCCAATACCAAACTTCAACTCAGAAAAGCCGATAGTGATTATTACAGATTGCGTCAGCTCAAGTATCGTTACTATCGTGGTGAACTCACTCAAAAAGAACTTGAAGATAATGAATGGAATCAGTGGCAAGGTAACAAGCCATTAAAGAATGAGATGGATGAATTCATGCAATGTGATCAAGATTTAAACAACCTACTTGACAAAGCTGAATACTTTAAAACTGTTATCTATACACTTGAGCAAATACTACGATCAATAAATTCCAGAACATGGGATATCAAATCTGCTATCGAATGGAATAAATTCACAAACGGAGCTCTGTAATTATGTTTATGCCAGGATTCTACGTTACGCTTACACGTACTGGTTATATGGAATGTATTGTTCCGGAAGATATTCTTCAGTTAATAAAAACAGAAATAGATAAAATCGTCGAGTCTGATTTTACACTAACTAAAAAACACAATTATGATTTAGCTGGTGCTATTGAAAAAGAATATAAGTTAGAGGCAAGTGTACCTGCTGTTGAATCTTATGTTTCTATGATTGCTAATAATTACTGGTCAGAGTTAGATTCACCATATAAAGACATTAAACATAAGTTAGCTATAGGTAAAGATAAAACACCAGATCTATGGATTAATTTTCAAAAGAAGGGCGAATACAATCCATTACATAAGCATGGCGGACTATTGAGCTTCGTTATCTGGTATCAAATACCTTATGATATTAATGAAGAACGTAAACTACCTATACATCAAAATATAGGTGATTGTAGTGCTGGAGAATTTAGTTTTGCTTATCCTGATCCTTACGTAGTTGGAGGAGTATCAACACATAGGATCACAGTTGATAAGTCGAAAGAAGGTCATATGATAATATTCCCAGCTTCTTTGAGACATCAAGTATATCCTTTTTTCACTAGTGACGATTATCGTATTTCTATTTCTGGAAATTTAATACCTACTAAAGAATAACATGGCTGACATAGTTATTACAAAGAAGGACGACGTATATTTAAAAGTTCAATGCGAACCTTCAATAGCACAAGAACTACACACACATTTTGGTTTTGATGTTCCTGGTGCTAAGTTTCATCCTCTGTATCGTAATAAAATGTGGGACGGTAAAGTACATCTTTACTCTATGTTCACAAAAGAGATATATGTTGGTCTTTTAGATTATGTAAAACATTTTGCAGAATCAAATGGCTACACTGTTGATTGTGATCAGTTAGAAATTAAAAAGTCTGTAGCATTGGAAGATGTAAAGACTTTTTGTGACCAGCTCAATCTTTCTCTTCCCAACAATCAAAGCATACGAGACTACCAACTAGAAGCTATTCATCAAGTTATAAACGACCAAAGACGTTTATTGTTGTCACCAACTGGTTCAGGTAAGTCTTTAATAATTTATTGTTTGCTTCGTTGGCATGAGCAGTTTGAAAGAAAACAGTTAATCATTGTTCCAACTACTTCTCTAGTAGAACAATTGTATTCAGACTTTCAATCCTATTCTCAGAACAATGGTTGGAAAGTTTCTTACAATGTCCATAGAATATATTCTGGTCAAGAAAAACAAACAGATCTTCCAGTTGTAATATCTACTTGGCAATCACTCCATAAATTTACTAAACCGTATTTCAAAGACTTTAGTGTTGT